AACTGGCGTTATGTCCTCTCATTGTATACTTTCTGCCACCTCAAAGGGTAGGTCTTTTAATAGGTTGTCCATAGGACTTTCTGCCATAATAACATCAAGACTAGCCCCATTGTCTTTTAGAAACTTAACAGCCACTGATAGTTCACTAGCTGTAGCTTCCCCACTACGTACACGTGCCAAGAGGTCAGCAGTAACAGCAGCGTGTAAATCATCCATCTGTTGTTTTTGGTTCATTGCCACTCTCCTGTACGTATTTGTTCAGCTACTTCCTGTGAGCGTTGGCCTACTTGCTTCGCCCATCTGGAATTGAGAAACTCCTCTGCTGCCATATCGAACTCTCCGTCCTTTAGCAGAGCCATTGCGTTTACGAACTTGCCTACTGTACCTATCCCTACGTTGAAGGTAAAGTTGATAAGGGCTTGAAAACGTACCGTGTCTAGGTCTTCTGTCCAAGGAAATGTCAGTATGAGTTGGTCTGTTGCCCTCTCTATGTCGTTTATCAACAACATCTCTGCTTCTTCTTCTGAGATGCCTACATCTTCCAAGTTTCTTCCAACACCGATAGTAAGCTTGTCTGCTGTGCATTTATAGGGCTTTAACCTCAATCCTTCGTGACGTTTTAATTGTTCGATAAGTTGTGAGTAATCCATCATTTCTTAAACATCTTAGTAAGTTGTTGAACACCAAAGCTTGCAGCAAACACAACGCCTACGGCAGTCTTATAAAAATCTGGCATACTGTCTAACGCCTCAAAGCCACGTTGAACAATGTCTTCGTGGCCTGTAAAGGCCAGTATTAAGGGTATACTCACAAGAATTGTAAGCCATTCATCCTTCCAGCTTGACGCAGAAGCCTGTGCCATAGTCTGGTTCCATTCCATTTCACCAGCAGCAACCTTCTTTGCTACAGCTACTTTGGCTTTTTGTGTCTCTACTTTACCTTCCATCCATGTACTGGCTAGACCAGCCACGGCTTGTACTACTCCTAGTATCATAATTTCATCCCTGATAATGCTTGACAGCGAAACTTCTGTGCCATTATAGCACCCTCATGTACCTCTGCAATCATGTTACCCATTTCGTATGCTCTAGTTCTACACTGTGCCTGTGTCTCATATGGGCCACGTGTATCGTGGTATTCCCAGCACATGTCAGGAGAGGCTATAGCACATGCTAGTACTATCGTCTTAAACATTCATACTCTCCTTAATAACCCACAAGATAACACCAAGCAGAGCCATTCCTAGTCCTATACAAACAGACCAATAGAAAGCTACAATACAGTTGTCAATAAATTGTTGCCGTTCTTTCTCAGCTTGTTTACGTGCTGCAATCCTACGGCTACGTGCTTCAGCCTGAAACTTGACCCAATCCTGCCACAATCCTGCCCTACCGTAAAGCTGCATAGCCTCACGTAGTTCGTTTTCCTGTTGTTTAAGTTTCTCTAAAGCCATAAATTCTTCTAGGTCACTACCTGAGTTACCGCCCACTTTATTCCAAAAAGAGTTTTTCTTCTTGTTGGCTTTAGACTGTAAAGTTTCTTTGGCATCTACGTACTGAGAGATAGCCTTGCCAGCGTCAACTAATTCCTTACCATTCGATAGAGTTTGCTTTATAATCGCAAATGCGGCATTAGCAGCCGCCAGTTCCGCTAACATGGCTTTCTCCTACAGTTTCATAAGTAAGGATGCTGCAAGGCCAACAACAATAATTGTTGACCCCATAATCATTGCTTCTAGTCTCCACAATCTTTTGTCGAGACCAGATAGTTTTTCTTCTACGGCTGAGTAACGTATTGCACATTCCTTCTCATGAGCTTCTAAGTCTAAGGCTACTCGTAGTTCTGGTGAGATTTCCTGTACCTGTCGCATCAGCCAGCAATCTCCGTCACTGTGATGCTAGAAATGCCACGTTCCACATTAGTATTGTCTGTATCAACTACTACACGATTCAGATAAAAGTCAGTAGCGTAACCTTGCCTACAAGCAACCTTATAAGTAATTTGTGATGTTGTTGATGGTGAATCAAAGTAAACATACTTCACGCCTTCAGGAGTTGTACCAGCATTTGGGCTATAGTAAGTAATAGATGTGCCCATGTGAATACCTACATTTCTATTACCTGCTGTTGCAGAACCTAATTTTGTGCTGTCTCTAAGGAAAAACCAACAAGAATCAGTTTGGCTATCAACATTTCCCCACTCACCCTGAACAAATGCCTCAACCTTAATAATGCTTGATGTCGAAATAGGTGTGATGTTGACCGTTAAGTCTGTCAGTGTCGCATCCGTATTTGCTGTGAAAGGCACAGTGTTTTGACTGGTGAATTGCGTATGTTTAACCTGTAACACAGACCCACTCGGAAGATTGCTTGACTGTAATCGTATTAATCCCATGTCAGTCCCCCTACCCCACTAAATAACCGCTGAAGAAAGTGTTTCTGTCACCACTATAAAGGCTCGCTGTAACAGGACTATGATAAACCTTAATTTCATCACCTGAAGACAACTGTATTAAACTGCTAGATTGTGCCGAAAAAGGATTTACGGCGTTTGTAACATTTGCATTTGATAAGCGTTGGAATTTAGCTCCATTTTTGTAAACTATTAATTCTGAATAGCTTACTGAATAGGTATAGAAACCAAATTGAAAATAATAAATGCCGTCTATTGGTGCCTCAAAACCATTAGTCGAAGAATAATGACCGCCAATATTAAAATCAGTAGATGTTAGATATTGGGTTATGTCTATGTCTGAAGCAGAATTAAGAGACTGCGTACTAGTAAGATATGCAAAGAACGCTGGTCTAGCTGGTGTAGTCACACGCCCACTTGTATCAACAGACATCGCTGTGTTGCTGTTTGTGGGGTCTTGGATGCTAGAAACTTTAAGTATACTGCTCATTTCTAATTACCCCCTACTGCGCTGGTGCCACACGTTCAAACATGACGTTGGTTCTAACTCTATCCGAAGCACCCCAAATGTAAGAGTTTGTATCCATAGATTTTGCCCTAAACTTTACTTTGACATTTGCTGTATCGGTAACATTTACAAAAACGCTGGAAGATACTGACCCACCATTCACATCACCTGAACTACCTGAAATTAACTCGCATACTTCAGTGTAAGTTGAATTGTCTGTGGTCACGTTAATTGTTGGGGCAAAGTTATCTGAAGCATCATCCCTTTGCAGAAAAGTGCCAGTAACTTTATACAAACCAGTCTGGGGAAACGTAAATATTCCAGACGAATGAGACATCCCAGAAACCTTGCCAAGACCAGTAAACGCAGTCTGTGACCAACTTGTAATGTCACTATCTCCGTCTGTTTCCCAGTTGGCGTTAAGATACCACTGGTCAAACACATACGATGCGTTCATGTCGACACGACCACTGCTATCAATAGTCAGTGCAGTAGTAGCTGATGTGCTGTGACCGATTTGGTCTACGTTCAAAATACTCGCCATTACCTTACCCCAAAAACTTTATAGTCATATTGTTGTGTGAGTTATTGTTTCCATAAATATCACCAGCACCTAAATATGTAAGGTGGACATCCAACAAATCATTTACAGCACACTCAACAATAGTTGACGCCGCTATATTTATTTCATTACCAGAAGGGTACACTGACCAAACCAAAGACGCTAACGAGTTGCTTGAATCAACGCCTTGCTTAGTACCATTTTTTCTTACATTTGTTCGGTGTCCAGCGCTTACGTTTCTGGCAAGATAATTGAACGACACCTCATAATACCCTGCTTTTGGACAAGTAAATTGACCAGTAGTTGTGCTATAGGCATTAGCAGTGTCGATAATTTTATTATTCCATATAAATATGCCAGCCGCTGTCATATCGGTTGTCATGTGCGCTTGGACAAGGATTGGATTGGCAAACCCCACACGACCATCACTGTCAATAGTAATGGCTTCTGATGCACCAGTTTTAGAGTAAATGTTGTTTACATATAATTTAGACAATGGTTAGCTCCCCATTCACGGTTAGGGTTACACCGCTATCAATAGTCAACGCACCAGCAATCATGCCCCGTTCTGACGCAGCAATCGTTGTGTTTGTTGATAATGTGCCTGTGTTGATACGAATACCGTTACGAATTAAGTTGCTAGATACTTTACTAGCTGTGATTGTTCCATCGCTTACAGAACCTACATCAAATACATCCCCAAGAGCCACAATGAAATCTATTGTGTCGTTAGTAGTCAAAGCTTCAGCAAATACAAGATTGCTTCCACTGACTGTGAAACTGTCTTGAGGAGCTTGAATAATACCATTTAGAGATACTATTAGATGGTTTGCAGTCTCTGGAAAGTATGCTGAACCACCTAGCGTAAGAGCGTAGGTGTCCGTAGCAGAGGCAGCAGGGAATGATAGTTTATTAAACCCACCGCCTACAGGTCTTTTTCCTATGTATGGCATTATGGTTTCTCCGGCCAGACTACATCATCTAGGCTGCTATATGTGTCGGTGATGTCACGCAAGGCTTGACGGTAGGCTGTCTGTGCAGATGTCATTGTTAAATCACTAGATGCCCACCAGTCTGTTTCCGCAATCAAACGATTACGTTCATTACGCAATGCAATCAAGTTACCTTCAGCTTCAGCCGCATCATTGTCGTACTCAACCAGATTACCGTCAGCGTCATAGGCTGTGTCGCCTCTAACTGTGACAACTGAAGGATTTAGTTTTAAGATAGCTTCGTGCTTCATTGTGCTATCTCCATTAAAGTTATATAAGATGGTTCTGAAGTAACAGACAAATATGTGGTTCCAGTGCCTGTAACTGTTCTTAAAGACATTTCATAACTAACAGAACTGGTTGTCGCAGGACTGTCTAAAAAAGTAATTGTGAGGGAGCCAGTATCATTATTACCGATTATACGCGCAGTCCCAAAAACACTCACTGATGAAATAATTTTTGTTCCACTTGAAACGCCACCTCTGTAAATATCGTAAGCGGCATTTTGAGCAGCAACGCTATGATATGCCCCACCAATATATGCAATTACCAAAACTTTATTGCTAGAACTGCTTGGTGTAATTGATGCTGTAACACCACTAGCTTGGGCTGTAGTCAATGTGGTAAGTACTGGTGCTTCATTTACTGTACCCTGCACAACCTGCACAACACTACCTGCTGGCAGTCCTGATGTTGCTACACCATCATTTGTTATTTTAGAAAGTGCCATCATAATCCCCTATCATGTAACCTTGTAGGTAACAGCAAGTATAAATGCTGTGTCGTTGCCAACATATGATTGAACCAAGCCAGCCATTGTATTGCCAGCCGCAAAATGCAATCTCAAAACTGAATATCCTGCTTCAGTGATACAACTAATAGGATAACCGTCATTATCGGAAGTGTCATAAGTACCTAAACCAGTTTGATAAGAAACAATACCAGCATAATAATTACCGCTGGGAACAGCAAAAGGCAGACCACCAATATATGTCCCACCTGTTGCATTATATGAAGCTGTGGTTGTAACACTTGCTGGATTTTCAACATATGTATGCACAGTTACATAATCACCAATTCTTTGATAAGTTGCTGTATGAACTGTAGGCGATTCATTGAATAAGGCATTGCCGTTAATGTCGCTAAAATAAGGCGACCAAGTTCCATTACTTACATAGTTATCTAAAAGATTTGTTGATGCTGTGCCGCCTAAATAAATACCGCCAGTTGCTGTTGTGGCTCCTGTCACAGCTAAAGTAGAACTAAACGTACCGCTTGTTGCTTGCAGTGCTTGGTTGCTTGGATGTGTGCTGGTCTGTTGTGCCAGTGAGTTATACACAACGTAAATATCATCTGTGGCTGCTACAGTGTATCCTACCAGATTAACTGTAGTACCGTTTGTATCAATAGTGTACGATTCAGTAGGTTCCTGACGCACGTTGTTGATAAAAAGGTCAATGCTTTCTGGACTAGATACAGCATGAGACAGGGTTAGGGTTGAGCCTGTAGCCCCTGTCAAATCCTGCTTTGGGGGTATCTTAGAAAACCCTTCAGTTTGTTGATTACCTACGTAACCCATAGTAAACCCCCTTATGTACTAATAGCATCAACGGCAGATACCCACACGTCTAGTGAGCTTGCTGTGTCCGACTGTACCCACAGTCTGTCACCACTTGCTACTACTACCTTTGCGCCACCATCAAGAAGCTGTAAAGCACCCCCTGCACTTATGGGCGCACCTTTGATAAGGTAGTGGTTAGTACCACCGTTAGAAATGTAACAATCTACTGTGATTGCATTTGTTGTAGTATTCGTCATATGGATACCTACGATGGTATCATAACTGTCAAAGTCTGTGCCATCAGGTATATCAGCCGCTGCTGTGCCTACGCCCTGTAGCATATATCGTCTAAAATTTTGTGCCATAATAATCCTCTAAACTATAGGGCGATTGCCATTGCGATTGCGAAGCCGTTAGTGGCGAAATTAGATGTATCTGCGGCAGCGTCTTGCCACCCAGAAAAGGTACGTACACGTAATGTGTTACTAGTATTATTGAAGTACAAGTCCCCAACATCTACTGTACCAGCATTTCCTGTAGGTGCAGCACCTAATTGATACGCTTCAGCATTAGCATCACTAGTAAATGCTCCGTAATACACATCACGTTGAGATTGAGTTTCGTTTTTAGCTTGATTTGCCCAATACTTAGCGGAATACTCGCCACCAGCGACAGCAGTATCACGGTCAAAACCTGTTCCACCACCAATAGCCCACTGTTTAGCGGAGCCAGCAGTATTACCAGCTTGTGTACCAATAGCATATTCTTTGGATGAATATTCTGTACCATCAACTTGACCAGTGGTCTCAACAGCCCAATCCTTTGCAGGACCAGCACCAGCCGTGTTACTTACTCCACCGTTGTCTCCGATAGCCCAAGCCTTAGATGAGTAGTTACCAGTGTTTACACCATTTTCTTGTACTTCACCATCTACTTTGATGGCGTAGTCTTTAGCTTCCTGTGCGTGTTCTTCAGCGTTTTGAATGTCAGTTAAGTTAGCTGTAAGCGTACTAGCTATACCTGCAACAGTTGTTACTTCTGTTTCAATACCTGCCACAGTGTTGATGTCAGGCAAGTTGGTAGATAAGAACTGCTTGTTTACAGCGTCCGTATTGTTTATGGGGTCTCCAACATTCTTAATGATGTTACCACCAGCATCCCAGCGATTGGTAGTATCTAGACCAATGGTATCGCCAACTCTGTCGTTAGCTTCCTGTGCAGCGTGGAAGACCTGAATACTACTATTATCCAAGTCTTCTTCTGTTAGGACTGAGCCTGAGGCAAAGTCAACTGCACGTGCTGTTAGGTCTGTTGTACGTCTTACTTGTACAACTGCACCTGTTGATGGAGCAGAGGTTAGCTGCACAGTAGAAGTAGAAGGAAAGGTCAGGCCTGTTTCAGCCACACCATCTACAGTGACGCTAATCTCACTTGTATTTTGAAATGTGAAGGGGATGGAAAACGTAGTAGTCGTATTATCCCCTGTGTAGTTTTGATATGAAAGAGCCATCTCTTTTCCTTTGTTTATCTAATGATGTAACTTTAGGTTAGTTACCTAGCTCGTTTGCTGTATAGTTAATTAACTGTCTCGCTCCATACAAAGATTGTGCAGGAAGCAGTCGTAACATTCTACGATATTCTGCTTCTGTAATCTCACCATCATTATAAGCTTTTGTTACTTGAAACATTGATTGAGCAATAGAAACAGCAGGTGGTGTCATGGCATATGTATTACCATCCATAGCACCAGTAGTCAGTTGATAGATGTAACCAAACAAAGAAGCTGCACCAATCTGACTTAAAGCACCTTCAGCAAAATTTGCAGGTGACATACGTTCTTGTATATACTCATCTGCATCACCACGTCCAGCAGCATTAAGCTGTACACGTGTCATGTACATAAGACTACCCATAAGTGCTGAAGCAACAATAACTTTGGCTACAGCTAAGTCACCTTGTCTAGCACGAACACCTAGTCTCACTGCTTGTTGCTCAAGTGAAGCAAGTGGAAAACTAAGAAACTGAAAGAAAGTTTTTCCGACTTCAGAGCGTAACTTGCTATTTGTAGAAGCAATGTTCATTTCTTGAACACTCTGTCTAGCTTCCTTAAAACCTGCTGCTTGAAACTTTTCTCTCACAGGTTCAGGCCAATCTTTCAAATTAAGTTTTTTTAATACAGAGCCTTTGAAATCAGAATAATCGTTAATAGCTTCCTTAATAGCTTTTACATCATCATCATCCAATCCTAACTGTCTTAGTTTTACATCACTAAATACTTTTCCACCTTTCTTAGCTGCTCTTGCAAACTGCGTAGAAAAGTGTAGCATAGACATACGCCGTAGTGTTTGTGTTACACCGTTTAGTCCTGACCAATAGGATACAAACTGTTGAGCCTTAATAGCTCTTTTACTCCATCCACTCTGTTCAGGTCCAATGTAACCTTCTACGTTACCACCTTCGTAGCGAGTTGTTTTATTAAATCTACCTAAAATAACCTCGCCACCAATACCAAGACCTTCGACTAGTTCTCTCATTAAGTCATCATCAAGTCTTCCCTTAGAAGCTTTAGCGTACAAACCTCTGTATGCTGGCATTGTTCTTAGCAGAGTTGAAACACTATACTCAAAGACAGCATTAGAAAGTTCCATTAGGGCAGACATACCAGACATACCCATGTTTACAGAAAAGCTATAAGCTCTTGCAGCTATAAAACCTTCTCTCCATGCGTTGGATACTTCTTCTCTTTGAGCTAGTCTACCAGTTATACCATCATACATAAAATCTAAAGCTTGTATTTCTTTTGTAGGGTCTATTCCTTTTTTCTTTGCCTCTTGTAAAATGTTTTCCTTGAACGTACCCCAAGAGGATTTAGCTTGGTTTGTGTCAATACCGTTACGAGCAAGACCAATAGCCCCTGACATTTGAAAGATATAAGAGTTATGAAGCTGTTCAATGTCTTCTTCTAGTAAGTCATAGAAGTGTATTTCTTCTACCTCACCGTCAGCACGTGTAGCCAAGATAGATGCTTTTTCATCTAATATCATTCTTGGTCTAGCACGTTTATGTGTCTTGGATATATCTTTACCTGTTCTTGTTAAGATTTCCATGACATCAAGTAATTCATCTTCATCAAACTTATCTTTAAAAGTATCTAAGAAATCTTGAATATTCATTTCGTTAGAACCTGCTGGCCCCTTTGCCATACCAACTTTGGGGTCAGTTATGGTTTTAGCATAGCCTTGTGCAATCCTACGAATATAATTGTCGATGTCTTTTTGAGCTATTTTCTTTCTACCTTTACGTTGCAGACTTTTAGTTACATCTGCTACAATGTCAGGTTGTGCATTACGTATAGCTTTTTCAACAAGGTCAGCAAAAACATCGTCTGCCTTATCTCCAAACTTTTGATAGGTTGCTATAACTCTATCATCATTAAACATACGTGGTAGATAGCTAGTATGTCTATCAAGTATCTCAGATGTAAAACCAGCTACATCATTCTTAATAGCCATCTCAGCTAGTTTTCGTTCTTGTTCTTTAACTAGGTCAGCTACAGCTTTTACTTCAGGGTCTACATCACTGATAATACCACGTGCATACCTAGAAGCTAATTGATTAAACTCTTCTATAGTACCACCAGTACGCTTAGTCCACGCTCTTTGGTTTGGATGTAGAGTATATGCAGCAGGGATACGGAACTGACCTTGAATACGTTCTCCTATCTCAGAAGCGGAATCTACAGTTTTAGTAGTTCCATCTACAAAACCTACGCTGTTCATGCCTAGTTTAGCACCACCTAGTCTAGCTAGGTTTAACTTAGAAGAGCCTGTTCTATAACCTACAGATACTAAGTCTCTAAGCTTATTGATTGACCAGCCCATAACTTTGTTTTCAGCACCAGCTATTTTAGGGATGGCAGCGGCTTCTTCTGCTGATATGTCCCCAATAGCTCTTGCTGTTGATGTTGCATCAATAGACTGAATAAAGGTTTCATCTTTGAGTGTGTCATCAATTAGTTTTTGTGCTGTAGCCTCTACGTTATTAGCATCATAAAAAGCTTTTTGGGCTGGGGTAAGTTCACCACCTTCAGCTACAATCTTAGCTAGACGTGATACATTAGCACGTTTGACAAATGCAGTAGTAGCAGCGTTAATACCACCACCAAGCCCTGCACCCAAACCAGCAGTTATAAGTACGTCATTAGCATCAACATCGTACTTTAGCTTTGCACGAAGACTTTCAAATGCTGCAAGTTCTGCTGCTGTAACACCCGCACCAGCTAGTGCTGCTCTACCTACAGAGTAAGCTTTCTTAGCTCTTCTGGCAGCACCAGCAGTCAATACTGCACCACCAGTTACAGGAGCAGCAGGGCCACTCAAAGCAGATATAGCAGCAGCCGAAACACCTATAGTAGCCCACTCAGCAGGGTCAAACATAGTAGCAAGAACCGTTGCTGTTGTTCCTGTATAACCTTCAGCAGCTAACTCAGCCCTTCTCTTTTCAGTAGTAAGGTGAGTTTCCTTAACTGCTAGTGCGCTTTCCATTCCAACAGTAGCGGCTTCTTGCAACACTTCTTTGATAGCTGTTTTATCCAGCAAACCTGAAGACAAACTCTCAGTAATCTCTGGCGTTAGTTCTACAGGTTCACCATCGTATGACCTAAACCTATCCAAGTTCTCATAAATAGAAGGAATAATCCATTCTTCCTGAATGGCTGTTCCCAAACTAGAAGCAAAACCTTTAGTCTCAGGTGCTGCTTCTTCTCTGGCTTGAAATAATTCAGCTTCGGTGACGGTCTGTAGAGAAGGTAACTCTTCATACCCTGTCTTAAATCCCAAATCTTTTAGGACTTGTTGTGAATTTTCAGCCATAGTTTACATCCTTACTTTATGATTATGGAGAAATAGTACCACTTAATTCATCCAAGGCTTGTGCAGCTTCGTTAATAGATTCTTCTGCGTTATCAAACCCTAAGTTTCTAGAGATAGTATCTAAAATCTCTGAAGCTGTTGGAGCATCAGGGTCTATCAACATTTCATCGTCAGGTGAAATTGTATCAATGTCACTGAGAATATCCTGATTAGTCGTAGTTTCAGGCTTGCCAGTATAGGGGTCTATACCCATTTCTATGGCTTCTTGTATATTCTTAGCTATCAAGTTATTTACAATATTAGGGTTACTTAGTAGTTGTTTTTTACTGATAGTTCCTAAACTACCCATCCAACTACCGTTTTCATCTACTATGTTTACATTGACAATCTCTGGGTTTACGCCATTTGTCAAAGCAACGCCAGCGTCTGTAACTGTAGGATACATCTTAGTAATAATGTTTTGCATCTGCACATTGTTACCAATCTCAGTTGCAGCAGAGTTTAAAGTTTGTTGCACAGGTGCTGAGATACTTATATCAGTGTTTAACTGTTTAAAGCTAAGTTCAACGCCATTAGATGCTGTATGAACAATGTGGTCTTGATTGAAAACATTTACAGCTAGTTTAATAGCTTCTTCTTCGCTCTCTACGCCTGATTGCATAAATAACAAAGCATCATCTACAATGTTATTAATGTTCCTAATTTTGTTTGACGTATCACCATGGTCTGTAATAAACATTGTACCAACTTCAGACATTACTTTACTTCTGAACTTGTTTTTGTTTTCTGGTACAATATCAAAGTTTACATTCTGTGCTTTCAGCAAAGCTGTGCCTAAGTCAATACCCTTTTCACGTGACCAAACTTCTGCAATTTGAAAACGCTTTAGTTCTTTCTCAGACATCAGAGAACTAGGTATCTCTAATCCAGTAGCTTTCATAGAAGCAATAGTATCCATAGTTATTTTTGCTTGTGCTACATTAGCTTCGTTAATCTCACCATTGACAAACATAAACTTACCAGAGTTAATGTTGTCAGTAGCAATTTTAGGTACTAGTCCGTTACGTTTATAGAAGTCTACTCTTGAAGCATCACTAATACCTTCTGAGCTTGCATAGCTTTCAAAGGCAGCTACAACGTCAGCTTCGGTAACTTTCTTTGTAGCTCCGCTAGGTAATGTAATAGTTTGACCTACCATTAGCATAGCGTTGCTGACAGGCTTACCTTCAGCTATGGTTGACATATAGCTATCAACAGCACCTACTACCTGTTGTTGGAAAACAAGAGGGTCTTGCTGTTTTAACATTCTTTCGTCACGAATACGTAACTCGTTATTCATGGTCTTGACAGTTTTCTGATACCGTCCTACGTTGTATAGCTTCTTCTGCTCACCCCATCTATACAAGGCATCTCTACCATTAGATTGTACACGTGGGGCAATTACGTTTCCAAACACGTAGTCATTAATCTGATTAAAAGAATACCCAGAAGCTTTTTGATACTTATTGATTGTATCTTCAATCTGGTTCATCTTGAACAAAGTTCTATCTTTTCCTGTAGCACCTAGTTCTGGGTCTCCCATCATTGCTTCGTTATCAGAGATAGCTATCAACTCTTCAGTCAGAGATTCCATGTCTTGATTAAAGTCAAACTGTCTCTTAGTTGGGTCATATACTTTAGCAAAGAAAGTAAGATTACCCATCTCAATATCAGCGTTGACAGCATCAATAAGTAGCTGGTCTCCTGACTGGTTAGCCATGTCAATATAAGGCTGCATTACTTCTGCACGTTTTGCAGCTATTGCTTCTTCAGACATCCCCATGTACTGTTCTTGGTTGTCTAAGAAATCCTGACTAGCTGCTCGTAAAGCTTTACCTACTCCAAGTTTAACATCAGCAGCACGTTTGGCTGAGATACCTCTCTCTGCCTCTCTCTGTAATTTTAACTGCTGTGCTTTTTTCTCTTCAGATACAGCTTTAACAGCAGGAGTAATAGCTGTGACAAATTGACTTAATGCGCTTGGTGGAGCTTGTGCTTCTGGTGGTCTTACATATGTTTCGACAGGAGAGGCTACAGCCCTTAGTTGTTGAGGTTGACTAAGACCCTCAACTTGTACTCTACGTTTAGCCATTAGTCACTCCTATTCGTCATCAGCCATGCCCCACGGTGCGTCCTGTACAGCATACACTGCTTGCCCACTACTAAAGATAGAGCTTGTAGGTGCAGTAGAACCAAACGTAGATGTATAACCAGTTGGTTGTTTTACTTGTGCTGATTTTTCGGTAGCATATGCGGTAGCTGCTGTGCTTATTGCGTGAAATAGTAAATTAGGTTTGATACCCCTAGGTAAAGAATTTATTCTATTTAAAGCCTCTGCTGAAGCCCCCTGCTTTTGTAGTTGTATTTGTTTTTCTAAGTTTTCTACGTTAGCATTAATTGCTGAGAAACCTCTTAGTTTTTGTTTGTCATATTCATCTACAAGATTATCTACAGAGGAACCAGATACACCTGCTTCACCTGCTGCAACCTTTGCTCTCTCTTTTTTCTTTAAAGCTTCTATACTTAGAGCTAGTTTTTGTTCAGCAGCAATCTCACCTTCTTGAACCAGACGTGTATTTAAGGATTGTATCTTTAGGTCACGTGCAGCAGCAGCATTAATCCTATTCTGTTGGTAACGTGCCTCTGTTCTCTTGGCTTCACCTTCTGCTTGAAAGTAACCAGCAACACCCTGACCAATAGCCAGCATAGTCATTGGGTCCATTATCGTATCCTCACAAATTCTAGAAATGGTTTATTACCTACGCCCCATTTCTCATGTTTCTTGATAAACGTGAAACCAACAAAACGTAGCCAGTTAATAGCTACAGTGTAGTCTGCATCTACTGCATTAGTAAGTAGGGGGTATTTTTGATTAGCTTCCTCTACCCACTTACGTGAGCCACGTAGGAACGGTAGCCATACTTTTTTAATAGCAGGGGTAGTCAACAGCCACGGTATAGCCATAGTCTCATCGTATTCTGATAGACCATAGATACCAGCTATCTCATCTGTATCTGTTACTATAATAGTCCAGCACTCTTCTGATTCATCAAAGCCTGTCTGTAGTGCTTCCCTTGTAGTACCATGTGAGGCAAGTACCTCTTCCCTATCTTCAGGGCGCAAGTTATCACAAAGATATTCAACATCTTCTTGGGTACTCTGTCTCACATGGACTTTCATTTACATTCTCCTAGAACGTAGAACATAGAAGCCTTCCCACTCTGCCGATTGGAAAACACAGGGCAGGTGACTACTGCTTTTTAGTACGATACTTACATTACTTGAATTTGCCATAATGCCAAACTCATACGTACCAGAATCAATAGCTGCTCTATTAAGTATGTTTGCTGCACCGCCTACAAGTCGTCCTGTAAATTTACGATTGTATGTAGAGCGTCTAGACGGTGTTACATCTACCTCAAAGAAACCTGTGTCGTTATACACTACTGCATAGTTTCTTAGGTTTAGAACACCTGTTGTTATTGGTTGGTTGTTTTGCTTTACCACTGGTTCAGAGAACTGGTACTTGAAAGTATATGGTATCCCAGCATACACCACTTCACTGTCAGCAAGCTTACCTGCTACACTAGCCAAAGGTATAATCTTACCTGTTTGGTCTATGTAGATAGTAGCTGCATCAGTATAAGGTACTGTCGTTAGGCCACCTGTCTCTAACCGTACTCGCCTGTCTAAGTGAATAGAGAACTGACCAGTAGTATAATTTGTTGCGTCATCTACTGATAGATTAATACGCTCAAGGTACAAGTTAGTACCTCTCTTAATAAGTATTGTTATGTCTGCACGGTTGAACGAACACCCAATGATGTCACCATTAAACACCCAGCGTGACCACGATGACTGTAGCTTCTCTCTACCAGCCCAATAGTATCTGTATACATACAGAGCCTGAGGGTCATTGTCAGTCTGTACTAGTAGCATGTCTTCGTTAGACGATGCTTGTATGTTAATGACTTCACCATTTAGGTACTCAGGTACGTGTGCTGTAATCTCTGTAGCATCGTTAGTGTCTGTGTCACTATCTACAAAGTACTCCCACATACCAGACCATGCGCCACGTGCTGAAGCAAAGTATACAAACCTACCAGCCTGTGCTGGCTTGGCTCTAAGTGATGCCTCAAACTCTGTGGTGTTCGCAATGTTGACTGTCTCAGGTGTAAGTACAGGGTCAGCCGTTAGCTTAAACTGTGTTAGGTCAGAGAACAACAGCAGTGATTCGTTAAAGGGTACAGCATGTTTAAGTATGCTAACCTTGTTTGACGATACTGCCACATCAATAGGGTCACTGTCAACGATGGTTAGTGTAGACTTACGAAAGAAGTCAAAGTTTACATACTCACCTGCACGTGCAAAGATTACATTCTCATCTGCTAGTACACCTAGTCTGTCACGATGAAAGAAAATATCTGACAGAGTATATCCTATGAAAGAGGGATAGTCGTTAGTACCATCATCACCAACAGTTCTGTCTGCATAACTTACTACATCAAATATAAAGCTACCATCTGGTTGCTTTGACAGTTTGTGTGGTAAGGTAGAAGCATCTAAGTCTACTAGAATGTTAGGTTCGATAGTTTCTTTCCATACACCATCACCAGTAAACTTAACGTAGTAATCGTCTTGTGCTTTCTGGTTGTCGCCTGATACTTTAATATTAAAATCTACTGGTCCTTCTGAGGGTAGCTTTTTAAAGTCACCAGTCTCACCCTTGAATAGTAGTAGGTGGTCTCCACCGTGAGAATCACCAACCTCTACAGTAAAGTCTGTACTGTCGGTAGACCTAATCCACAACACAGAACCATACCTAGTTATGTTAATACCTGTTACAGCACCACTGTTTGTTACACTATCATAATATCCAGTGTTTACTACAGAGCCAGAAAATGTATCTAGGTTTTGTGCAATAATATCAGTTGATGCACCACGCTCTGCTGCTTGTGTCAAAGCTGTACTAGACTGTGTAGAAGATTTAGTAGCAAATTGAACTGTACCTGTACTACCACCTTTCGTAATTTTCAATCTATACGTAGAAGAGTAATCAGCCTGTTTGACATATACTAATGCCTCAGGGTTACGTACAGGAGATGTACTAGTACCTTTGGCTACTACTTTAGTTTTATTTACAATAAAGGTTGTGTCAGCAATAGACACAGCAGCCAACTCCTTACTAGGGTCAGTTAGACCTGTCACGTAAGAGGCTGCATTATTAGTTACTGTTTTGGATACACCATCCTTGTCAAACACCCTAATCGTACCAGTAGTATCTATCACCATAGAGTAAAACTCGTTCTCATCCCTACGAATAGTATGTATAAAAGCTTTGTCTAGATTACTAATTACTCCTAAGTCAGCAATATGTTTAGAACTAGGACGCTTAGACAAGCCTGTTACAACATTGGATAATCCGTTTTCTTGTAGCTCTGCCTGTGTATTAAGACGTAGTGATGGTGGTTGTTGTGATACACCGTTAATCAGATTGGGGATAGATTGACTGATGAGTGCCATTATAGTGTCCTTCGTCCCTGTCTGTCGATGATGCTGAAGGTATCATAGTTGTCAAAGATGTTATGGTCATCAGCAGCCTTGTCAAACTCTCTTAGTTCAGCAAGTGCTGTAGCCTCATCTCGCATCTGAAAATCATGTAGTGTGTTGGAGCCAACAATCCTATCCTGAAAGATACGTGTTGCTCTCATAACTACGTAGCGTTTAGCTACCTCAGGCAAATCATCAAAATCTAATTGTACGACAACATCTAGTGCTGCCTCTGCGTTTATAGTAAACGTATTATTAACCCTGTCATACATCTTTAGCCCACGTTGTACAAGGTCTCTACTATCTACTTTCTGTGTTGCGTCTGCACGTAGTACATCAGCACCAAGGATAATCTCCCCGTTACTATCTTGTGCATACGACTTATTTAATTCTGTGTTAAAGTGCCAGCCCATAGACTGCACTTCACGGTCAACTGTATTTAGTATGGTTTCTGCTACCTCTGCCTCAAGCAAGCCAGAGGACAAGCTACTTACTGGTGCTTCGCCAATGGCAGAAAGCATAGTGTTGACTGCATCTAGTTGTGTTGTTCCTGCCATGTTATCACCACTTTACTTTGTTAGCCCAGTAAGCTGCACTAGATGGCCCCTTCGCTATATTCTTACGATGTCTCGCTTTGAACGATGCACGTTGTTTAGCGTTCTGGTTTGTCTTAGCACCCTGCTCACCAAATCTAATTAGTTTAGGTTTATCTTTCGTACCTACGAGAACAGCGTGAGATTTCTTAGGATGGTTTGGTGTTCTCTTAGGTATACGTAGACCCTTAAAAGTCTCCCCGCCTCTCTCTATAGCCATGTTATTTCTTCTTCTTGTACTTATTAGTTACAGTCTTGCCAGTTGCTTTGGCTTCTTTCTTAGCTGCTGCCATACCCTTCTTAGTATAACTATAATGTTTTGAACCTACTTGTGGCATAATTACTTCCTATACTTTGCAGTTTTCTTTGCAATCTTTAGTGGTTGTCTTACAAACTGTTTACCTTTACGTGTACCTTCACGTTTAGCTTTAGTTGTAGCAGCATATTCTGCTGAAGATAATGACTTGATAGCAGCTTCAGGTAAGTAACGCTCACCTGTTTCGCTAGATTTTTTACCTGACTTAGTTCGCCACTTTTGTTTTGTCCAGTTCTTTAGGCTCTGCTGTGGGGCTTTCATGATGTGTAGCCCCCACCAGCTTTCTTGTAGCGTGACGCAAGCAACTGAGCTTTTCTCGCTGACCACTGACCAGCGTTACCGCCTTTTGTACCAGCCTTAATAGCGTTAAACATACGCTTACGCATAGCAGGTTTAGTGTAGTTTCCAGCCTCATTGACACGTGACTTCTTAATTTTAAGGTCTTTGCTCATATCACTATCCTATAATAAAAAAGGAGAGAGGCACTAGTAACCTCTCCCCTCGTTTAATTAAGCAGCCGACAGACCAATACAGGCAGCAGGACGCAGGACGTTGTGTCCCATTGCGTACTTAGCTACCATCAGTGTGCCTTGACGGTTGATTTGGTACTCAGATTCCATGCCCAAGTCAAGGAGCTTGACAGTAGCAACAGCATCAGGAGTAAACACGAAGCCCTTAAACTTAGCAGCAAGAGCAACCATGTCTGCACCATCTACAGCAGCAGTAGGCAGGTCATAGTGAGTAGTGCGGCCTGAACCAGCAGTATTTGCCAGAGGCGCATTGTCAGAAGTCTTACCTTCGTTAGCGTCACCAGTGGTGAAGTTCACGTACAGGTTAGACACGTTAGCATGGTTTGACATGATAACAGGCATACCAGCGATTGATGGTACTACGCCAGAAGCGATAGAACCATTACCACCGAAGTCCTTGTTCATGTAAACAAGCTTGTTACCATCAGTAACATCCAGCAACGCATAGTACTGGTCAGGAGCAAGAACTACAGTTGCACCATCAGTTGGTACGTTCTTTACTTCCATCTCTTTACGTGCGTCAAAGATAGCTTTTGCAATCTTAGCAGCGTCAGTTGCGTCACCAGCAGCAGTACCGATAGTTACGTTATCAGTAAAGTCTTCCTCAGTGAAAGACTTATAGTCTTGGACAAGACCAGCAGCGCGAGTAGCGTTGGTTGACAGAGCAGCCTTAACGAGCATACGTGCTACGTTACGGTCAGCTTCGTTAGCCAATGCAATACCAGCTTCTTTTGAGTAGATGCTGCGTACATCGTAGTGGTTGATTGCTTCATCAATGTTAGCAATGAACTGGCTTGAGATAAGCAAGTCGTCAATAGTGACGATACGCTCACCTGCACGAATATTGCCACCAGTAATCTCGTTGCCGGGGGTCAGATATTCAGCAGTTGCACGGCCTGTCATTGGGAATGAAGCAGACTTACCTTTACTAATGGTACGAGTACGTACCTTGTCCATAAGGACTTTCTTTTCCTCAAAGGCAGTAAGGACTTCACCAGCATACAGCTTGAGAAACAGGTCTCTTACGTCACCTGTGAGGTTATTTTGACCCTGAAAGCTTACGGTGTAAGCAGGGTTTGAAGCAGCTTGTGCCATCTTAAATTACCTCTTAGTAATGTTAATGTTGAGTTGTACTTACACTCTGCACTACATTACATCCTTTCTCCAAGATTGTCCCTCGCAAGGGGTCAGGGGTAATCGTTTGTATGTTAGCTTTGTGTATAGGGCGTCCCCTATTAAATACACCCACGTTAGGTGTACTTAAAAGGAGAGGGGAGCAAGCCCCCCAATCCCATGCAACAATTTAGAACAGACTAGACTTAGCCAACTTATCAGCTACGGCTTGCCTGTAGGCAGGGTCTTTAGCGTATCTAGGGTCACTCATAGCAGCAGTGAGTTCCGCAGTACTATCGAACTTCCCGCCTGAGGATACAGTACCAGTACCACCTTGCATAAGGTTTGGTTCTGCCTCAGAACGATAACGTGCATGTAGACCTTGGACAGCAAACTTAATTAAGTCTGTGCTGCCACTTTCCATCGTTGCGTTGTAGGCTTCTACCTCACTCTCAGGTAGATTATCAGCAGCCCACTGTACCATCTGAGCGTACTCTTCTCCACCGCCAGCGTATTCGTGCATCTCTGCTGTCACCTGTGCAGTGATAGCGTTCTGTCCTTCAATCCACGAATCTACCATAGCTTCAGAGAAGCCAGCCTCTGCCAAGGCTGCATACGCTTCTTCTGTTAGACCACCTAGTTCTTGATACTCTTGTTGAAAAGCATCAAAGTCTAGGCCTCTATCATCTAGTAACTGTGCTACATCTTCAGCACTTTCGTCACCAGAAACTTCTACTTCTTCGGTAGTCTCTTCCTGCTGTGGCTTACCTAGCTTACCCTCTAATTCTGAGTATGCTTTAGCCATATCTTCAGCAGATTTAAATTTCTCAGGCAACCAGTCAGGACGTTCATCTGTTTCTGTTCGCTCTTTGTTGAGCATTTCTTGAACATGTTCCTGTGATTCTGGTGCTTCTTCCTGATAAGTGTTTAGTGTCTCAGCCATCGTTACTCCGATTCTACTGCGCCTTTAGCTAGTTGTGGTGCTGCTGCTTGCAATGCACCCATAGCGGCCTGTTCTTCCATTTGTTGTTGCATCATCATTTGCTGTTGCATCATCTCTTGTTGCTTTTGCTCTTCTGATTTAATCAAACCAGATGTATCAATACCAAGTGATGCAGCAAGACGGTCTATGTAGTCACCTAAATTCATTTCACTTTGTATAACTTCTGCACCCAATGGCTGAAGATACTGTAGAAACGCTGCTAATTTGTTTAGGTCTTGACCACGCCCAAGAGCTTCGATACCAGTGACGACAGTAGGCTTGACACTATCCTTAGGCATACGAGGCATCTTGCCTTGCTTTGTTAGTGATTCTAGTAGCAAGTTAATCAGAGGCAGTTGAAACTCTTGAGACAGGATTGAGTATACACCACCCAATGCAGTCTCTAGTTCTTGTGCCATGTAACGAACTTCTTCAGCAGTCACACGCTCTGCTGCTCTCTGGATAGAAGAGTTTAGCAGGAACGCAGCAGCTAGTCGCTCGTTAATCATACGCATAGTCTCTAACGCTACACGGAAGTCACCTGATTTCTGTACCTGTAGTGTTGATACATCGTTGGCATCACCTGTCAGGAACGCACCGTTAGCTGCTTTAGCTAGGTTCGCTGACTTAGTGCTACCATTTGGACGTACCAAGAAGAGTACCTTAGACGAAGCAGCACTACCTTGTACAATGGCTTGTGTCAAAGCTTCCAAGCTACGCAAGTCACCAATGTATTCTTCAATGAAACCACGTCCGTAGTCTTCACCATCAATACGAATAAAACGTAATGGAATGAATGGGTTCTGGTCTTCTTTGAATGTACCACGTGAGTTAGGTACTTCGATACCAGCTACCTCTTGGTGTACCATGAAACCCTTTGGACCACGTATTACACATGTGTAAAGGTCATAGTTCTTTACTGGTGAGCCTTTCTTGTGTGCGTCTTCTGCTGGCAGTAGGGCTTGCATTTCCTCTGGCAGCATCATGACTGCTACACTTTCTTTGGTAATAATCTCTAGGATATTACCCATAGCGTCACGCTTAGTACAGTAACGGTCAGGTCTATACACCTTCATACCACCCTGCTTGGGCATGTATACCAAGGCATTACCTGTAACGATAAGCAGTTTTAGTGCCTCAAATACAGGCACACGGATAGACTTGCTTTCGATTTCCTGCATAGCTGCACGTTCAATACGTGCTAGTCCTTCTTCTACCTGACCACGGTTATCACCTGCAATCTGCTGTAGGTCAAAGTCATCAATGGTCAAACGAAAGAAAGGGCTGTTTGGTGGTAGAAGAGCCATCAATAGTTTTGATGCAAGGTTGTTTACACCCCTTGCCCCAATGCCTTGATACGGTGTGGCATATACAGATGAACTGCTATGCCCTTCCTCTGGCAAAAGAGTAGGGATAGTTAGCCTCGCTGATTCACGTCCACGTTCTAGGAACGTATCACGCTCACTTGCTAGTTGATTGTAGCGTTTAGCTACTGTTCCTACTTCTTGTTCCATTAGTTATTCCTTACGAAGTTGGAATGTTTAGGCCACTTGCGCCTGAACCACCGACATTAGCAGCAGCAGAGTTAGAAGTTACCTTGAGAGCCTTCTTACCTTTTTTCTTTTTCTGCATCTGAACGCCAGTAGTTTCTACTTCTGTATCATCATACTGTTCTGTATCTTTTGCAGCAGCAGTAGCTGAAGTATCAACAGCAGCAGCAGTCTTTGCTGGTGCAGCCTTATATTTCTTTGGTGCTAGAGGTTTTGTTACTGCTTTTGTAATTTTCTTCAGTGGCTTCTTAACTGCTCTAACAATTTTCTTAATTGGTTTTGGTGCTGGACCGCCCATTAGTTGCCTCCACTTGGTATCTGTAGCCCTGATGCAGAACTACCTGTCTGTACTGTTGTGTCCATAAGTGGTGTCTTCAGAGCTTTCTTACCCTTCTTCTTCTTGGTAAGCTGTTCTGATTCCAACTCTGTATCTTCTAGCTCAATGTCAGGTGACTTCTGAACTGCTGTTACTGGACGAGCAGGGGTAGGCATTACTGGTGGGGGTTTTGGCCCACGAAATATTGAACCCATAATCTATTCCTCAAAATCTGTGTGTTGTAACTCTATCAACTTGTCGATGATGGATTGTTGCCCCTGAAGAAACCTTAGTTCTTCAAGGGTAACTTGTCCAAGCGGTAGTTTGTTAGGATACAACTCTTTAAGGTGGTTTAGTAGTCCATCTGTAATATTAAAATCGTTGCCTAATACTCTCATTTTGAACAAACTTTCGCTAATGTTGTAACTTTAGATTTCACATACACCTGCTGTACACGCTAATTCCTGAGAAGATGTAGTGTTATCAGCTAGTTCTGCATACTCTGAGAAGTCAATGTCAGGCATTTCTTCCTTGAGTTTTGCATATGCTTCTTCATCTACTTCTTCATATGGTGCTTGTGCATAGCTGTGATTGTCATCTTCACGTGGTAGGAAAGACACACCACAGATTTCATCCCAATGTTTGTACACCCACGCACCTACTTCTGCCCACTCATCTTCCCCTACATAGATAGTGACTGATGGGTTGTGGTCAGTCCAGTGCTTGCGATACTTGAGCCATAACTCTAAGTGTTCAATAGCCGACACATCATGTCGTGTTAAGCTATTGTCTGCTGACTTCATTGGGAAACTGAATACCAAGTTTTGCGGATTGTACACATCTGTTTCACAAGGAACTCCCTTGTCTTGCATCCACGTTGCCAGAGGGTCTTTAACATCTGCTCTCACTCTTCTTATGTAATACTTAGCATAACGAGGATGGATACCACTACCACTGTTTACAAGCTGTGACACTGTGCCACTAGGCTTGACTGTGGTGATGGCCTTAGATTCTGGAATACCTAGTTTAGCTGCCCACTCTTTGTTAGTCTCACGTGTAACCTCACGCAACTTTGCCAGAGTACCAGCTAGTATGTTTGATTCATACTCGCCCTGCCCTGACATAATCTTGTGGTCAAAGATACCAGTCAGTGACACGCCTAGTAGACGCTCCTCTTCTGAGTTCTTCTTCCACTTAGGTGATAGATACTTAAAGTCTACTAGTGCTGACTGTATTGTACCAATGATGGTAGCAATCTCTACCTTCTTTACTAGCTCACCTACTCCATCAGTCTCACGTATGATAACCTCTGACAGATTACAGAACTGCTTGCTGCGTAGACTAATCTCCCCACAAGGGTTAGTACCGAAGTCATCACGTGCCTCACGTCCGATAGATACAGCCTTTGCTTTAGCTGCCTCACGGTTGAAGATACCACGCTCACCTGACTTAGATTCATAGATAGATGTCCACTCACGCAGGAAGCTACCCATGTCAGGCTTCTCAGTAAAGCTGATAGAGTTGTTAGCATAGCTACGGTTTACTTGGTCATTCCACCAGTTACCCATCTTAGCATGACGCATACGGTCATCACTCAGGTTGGACAGACTAATCATGGCTGACCTACGTACACCACCCACAACTACAGCAGCAGCTACCTGACACATGAGGTCATGGCACTCAAGGCTGTTGAGCTTACGTCCTGCTGCCTTGGTGAAGGTGTTGATGGCAAACTTAAACAAGTTCTCCAATGGCTCTGCACCTGATGCACGTCCACCGAATGTCTTCAGTCTTGCACCTGCTGGACGTACTTTAGACACGTCCCACTTAGGTATCTCACCAGCATACAAGCGAGAGATAATCTGACGTAGTGCCTTTGCCCATCCCTCTTTACTGTCTGCTACTACGACTACCTCATCTGTATCGTGTAACTCTGCTGGTACTTCAGGTAACTTGCTGATGAACTGACGCTCCACAGAGAAGCCCACACCTGTACCACACATGAGTACAAGCAGAGCTTCATCGAAAGCCTTGGGGTCATCTACAGCTAGGAAGCTACAGTTGTATGCAGCTACTTGGTTACGGTCTAGTGCCTCACCTGCTGTCATGATAGTACGCATAGATGGTACTACCTCAAGGTCATGGATAGCAACCTTGACATCCTGCCTCTGCTCAAGGGCTGGAAACTTGTCAGTCATGTAGTTCCACCAACGGTCTACAGTTTCTTCCCAAGTCTCACGTCTTCCTTTATCTTCTAGCCATCGTGCATATCGGCTGGCATGTATATACGATTGATAACTATCCATTATCTATCATCTCCCTCTCCGTGTAGCGTACCCTTTTCCTGTCGCTTCTTTAGTTTCTCTGCGTTCATCTCTGCAATGGTCTGTAATGATAGGCCACAGTCATGGGCTAGTGCTGCAAGCATCCACAGTACGTCACCCATCTCTGATGCAATGGCTTTCTTCTGGTCTTGGATTGAAATGTTATCACGCATCATTTTACCAATTTTACCACATACCTCACCTGCCTCTTCAGCTAGACCCAAGGCAGGGTATGAGATAGAATACTTCTTAGGGTATACTGCTGTCCTCAATGCGTTAAGTTGGTACTCATAAAAGTTCATCATTACCAGTTCACTCCATCTGTTTTCTTCATCAGTTCAATCATCTTATCTAGATACCACCTAGCTTTCTCAGCATCTTGGATAGGGTTATCCTTGTTCCACAGACGTGAGCCTAGATACTTCAGTACTTGGGCATGAGCTACAGAGATAGATTCATACTCACCAATCACATCCACGATGTAGTCCCATGTCTCAATCTTACCAGTGGTGTAGTGTGGGGGACTGTTTACCATGTCCCTGTCTTCACTCTTCCACTGCTCTTCTAATGCTTTAGCTCTCATATAGGCTTCGTGGGTTGCCATAGTGTGACCTCTCCTGTGTCTGTGTTGTACTCACCGTCACGTAGGATACGTGCTAGTCTTGCGTTCTCTAGTGCTACTTCTTCAGATAAACCTTTAGCCTTAAACGCATCAACCACTGTATCCCATCTGCAACCAGAAGACAGAAGTTTATTAGCAGTCTTGGGACCAACAGTTGGACAGCCGCTATAGTTATCTGTGTTGTCCCCAACCAGAGTTTGGAAAAAGAAATTGTAACTAGCTTCTGCTTCAGTGATTGTAACCACTTCGCCATTAATCCAATGCCTTGCTGGTATAGTGAGCAGGTCTTTGTCTTCAGACCAGATAATAGTGTCAGGGTTTGATGTACCCAATATTCCAAGAACATCATCAGCTTCTAATCTCCTGTACATAATTGTGTTGTAGTTATCCATCATGTATTGTCTAGCCCACTGCAACAACATAGGCTTGCGTGTGTTCTTACGATTAGCCTTGTAGTATGGGACAAGTTCTTTACGAAAGTTATCTTTGTCTGACAGAGCCACGATGCAATCTTGTACAGGTGCTTCATCAACCAGCTTAGTAATCTGGTCAGTGATACGTATCGCCACGTCAGGTTCAAAGCTATGCAACGTCCACAGTCCATCACCCCAATCAATAGGTGTCTCTGCTGATGCTGCTGCTTTGTATGCTATGATGTCACCATCAATAAGCAGTAGGGTCATCGTCATTACCTCTCTTGTTTAACTTCTCTTCTAGTTCCAAGCTATCTTTCATGCTCTGAATGGTAGCCACTCGTATGCCAGTCTTGACTTGTATGTAATCTAGGTATGATTCTACAACCCACTTGATACACAAGCAAATGCTCACACCAAAGAACGATGCAGTCAGTACCAGCTTAAAGAAGAAATCAAAGTCCATTCTTAAACGCCTTAAACACATCACTTGAGAAAAGCTTTTGAAGATTTAACAGGTACATCTTTGATGCCCAATTATCTCCACCCTTCACAACCTTCACATAATCTAGCTGACTGATAATCTTTTTTAAGTTATCAGTTTTGAACACCAGCGTAGCAAATACCTCATCCTCTACACACAGGTTGTGAAACCAATAGTCAGATTCAGTAGCAGCAATACCACTAGGTTTACCATAACTTTCAAACTCAATAGCTATGTTACCAGTACGCATCCACATACCTCTCTCAGACTTTACTTCAATCTTTTTATCTTGAAGCATGTCGGCAACCATTTTCTCACGAACCTTACCGTACTCTAAATCTAAGTCAAACTTCTTTCTGTTCTTCTTAGTGGGTGTCAGCCCAGTTTCTTCCGTACTTGTACTCGCTGTCGAGTTGACATCTGAATCCAAAGTGCTGTTCGACATCTCGCATACATCGTTGAATAAGTCTACCTGTTTCATCTTCCTGACCTTTCTTTACTATTAGTTGTACCTCATCATGAATGAACGCTACAATCTGTGCGTCCAAGTTTGCTTCCTTGATAGCACGTGCTATGAACACGTACCATGTCTTACAGATTATAGCACCAGCACTTTGTAGTAAAGTGTTTAGTGCAGCATGGCTATGCCTGATTGGAATGATACGTCCATCCAATCCCTTAATCCAGCCACGCTCGTCAGCAGCTTTGGACACTGCATCACGTAGGTACTTGAGGGCAGGTAGCTTTGACAAGAACTTCTTCTTGATTGCTTTACCTTCCTTGGCACCCTTGCCTATTATCTTGCCTGTCTTCTCATCACCTGAACCATACAAAAATCCATAGATAAATGTCTTGGCATTGGAACGAGTAGGTAGGCCAGCAGCTTCCTGATTCTGTGTGTGTATGTCACCAGTCACTACTGTATTGGCGTAAGCACCATCGTCATAAGCAGCCATATAATGCCCAAGACAGCGCAACTCAAGGCCAGAAGCATCACTGCCCAACAGACTGTAACCAGCAGGTGCTTTGAATAAGGCTCTACACTCCTCACCATAGGGCGAACCAACGCTAGGAACTTGTGCCATGTTGGGGTTTGAGTGTGTACACCTAGAGGTGACAGCACCCATGTGATTAACTCTACCATGTACCTTACCATCCTTCTCCATCTTCAGCCATGCTTGCTTGCCTGTGGCTATTTGACCTATGCGTTTATTCAATAGCAGGTACTCGCTCAGTAGTCTAGCCTCTGGCATGTCGATACTAGCTAGTACATTCTCATCTACCTTAGGCAACCCACTGTCTGTCATAAGCTCTGGCTTCCAGCCTCGCTTCATCAGCCTGTCACCAATCTGTTGACGTGACGCAGGGTTGAATGGGATAGTCTTTGTCTTGGTCTTTAGCTCTACTACAGTAGGCTCAAAGGTTTCGACTAACTCAGCTTCGATGTCTGCTTTACGCTGGGCTAGTTTACTGTATAGTTTCTGAGCAGACTTGGTATCGAAGTCAAACCCATGTTCCTGCTGTTGTATCAGCAGTGTGTGGATTTCAGTCTCAAGGTCTAGTGCCTCTTTGCTAAAATTTTTTTCAGTAATTTTACGATATAACTTTGCTGTGACTGCCGTGTCTTGGATGCAGTAGTCGAGCATCTCAGTGGAGTATGCTGCAAAGCTCTCGCTGCCAGTATTGTAATCACCTTTTAATTCTCCTAGTCTATGTCCCCATGCTTTCAGGCTGTGACTACCAATTAGTTTTTGTGGTAGTAAACCTTTAGCATGAAGCTTGAAGTCAATCTCTTTAACATCAGGCCAGATAGTTCTAGAGTATACCAACGTATCTATCACGTTACCCTTGAAGGTGTAGTCGTGTAGCTTCTTCATCACACGCAAGTCATAGTCAAAGACGTTGTGTCCAATCAGGGTTGTAACCTCACTGTCCATAAAGTCCATGGCTTCTTGTGTCTGTGTTGGGTCAAAGGTGTGTACCTCATCTGTCTTAGTATTCCTGAAGACATTACACCATACTGTAGTTACCTCATCCAGCAGGTGGTCAGCCTCAATATCCCATATGTATTCCATGCTCTGTCTCCGCAGTAGCTAAAATTCTATGTCGTCCTCTTCAGCAGAGAAGTATGTCTCTGTCATACGTCCGGTATCTGGTATATATTCTAGTGAACAACATAATCCTGTATCGCCAGACCATCTGTTCTTCAGAACTCTGACCTGACTTATGTTTGAATTGTCTTTGTCTTGTTGGTTCCTTTCCAATCCTATTACAATATCACTGAGTTGACCAATCGCAGCACTACCACGTAGCTGAGACATGCTAGTCTGTGCGCCATCCTCATGTCCTCTGTCACCAGATGGACGCTTCAGATGAGAGATGAGTATCATCCCACAGTTCAACTCTTCAACCAATGCACGTAGCTTGGTCATAGTGTTGTCGATTATCCTACGCTCATCGCCCCCTTCAAGACCAGATACAACGATACTAATATGGTCAAGGACAATGTACTCACAGCCACAGCCATGAACGAGGTAGCGTATCTTGGACAGCAGGTTATCGCTATCAGTGCTGCCCCAATGGTCATACAGGTACACCCTGCCAGAACCAACTGTGTTGTCAAAAGCATGACGCATATCCTCTTCAGGTACATCGTTACCATGTAGGTGTAGTGGCTTGTTAAGTTCGATAGACATCAGCCCCAAAGCAGTACGCTTCACGTTCTCCTCTAGTGCTATGTAGCCTAGCGTCTTACCATGTCGGATGAAGTTGTGTGCAAACTCTCTTGCTAGTTGTGACTTACCTATACCACTACCAGCAGTGAGCGTTACAATCTCACCCTTACGACAGCCACCTGTCTTCTCCTGTACCCCAGCGTAGGGATAGCCAACTGATTCTTTGTCATCGTTACTGATAACCAAGTCCCACACATCAGTACCAGCTACGATACCATCAGGTCTGAAGGTCTTGGCTGACCAGAACGCATCAATCAACTCACCGACACGTCCAGCTACCAACATCTCGTTGGCATCCTTGAGTGGTAGTGTGGCTATCTTACACTTGTTGGGTGGCAACACAGACGCACACTCTCTCGCTGCTTTCTGTCCTGCCTCATCGTTGTCAAACATAAGTACAACGTATTCAAAGCCTGACAACCATTCGATAGATTTACCTATCGCTTTCTTGGCTGACGTACAGCCTGATGGTAGGGATACGACAGGCCACTTGTTATCCAAAGCCTGACTGAGTGAGAGGGCATCAAGTTCACCCTCTGTAATAGTAATGAACCTACCACCATCACGCCATAGATGCTCACCATACAGTGCCACTTCCTTCATGCTACCTATGACAGAGAAGTCCTTGCTCTGGAAGCGTACCTTCTGTGCCTGTAACTGACCATCACGTGAGCGATAGTTAGCTACCTGTACCTTCTGCCCTTTGTAAGTTGAGATGCCATAGCCCCAAAACTTACAAGTCTTTTCGGTGATACCTCGCTTGGTTAGTTCTTGGAACTCCAAGTCAAGGAACACTGTGCCATCTGTTTCAAACAAAGCCATAGCATCCTCTGATTTATCAGCATAAGTTACTGTCTCACACGAGAAGCAGAAGTGATTGCCATCTGTGTATAACGCATTGGCATCACTACTGCCACAGTGAGGACAGGCTTCATGCCTTACGAACTCACTTTCCTCTCGCATTTTTTAACTCATCCATCATGTACTGCAAACCACCAATGATGTCATCAATGTCAGCAGGTGTTAGGATAGATTCATTGTAATCCTCAATGAGATTCTCTGCCATCTGTTCCCATGTCACATCATCTGAGAATAGTTCCTCATCAATGTAGATACTGGTGGACAGTCCTGTTGAGTACAGGTCTACCATCACATCAACCTCTGACGTAATCTCAGTTGTTAGTTCATCTTTTGTTTCAATCAAACTCATTGTTTCACATCCACTTGAAAGTCTTGTGCTATTTTATTTAAGTCATCTACTGACATGTACTCTAGGATTTCACTTATTAACTCTCTCTTAGGCCATGCCATGTAAATATCTGCTACTTGATTAACTACGTCTTCATTATCTAAAATCTGTACTGGTGTCATTTTATCCACTCCTCAGGTACTGTACCTTCTGCCCATTGAAAACCATTACGTTCTGCCCATTCTGCACAGGTCATCTTTGACCCATCCTTTCTCTTCTTGGCTCCTTGTATTGTAGCGTCAGCCTTTTGGAATACGAAGCGCACGTCCAACTCTGGATGCTGTGCCTTGACAGCCTTCATCTTTCGTTGTGCGTCCTGCCTAAAGTATCCCTTCAGTTCTACAATCATGGTGCCTACTGCTAGGTCAGGGATGTAGTGACGCTCCACATAGTAGGCCAGTTTCTCTGGCTCGTACTGATATGAAACGCCACGTTCATCAAGGTCACTGATGACCCTTGCCTCAAAAGTCCCCTTCGTTGGCATTAGCTTGACCATCCTCTGAAGCGAACACATCTGCTGCGTTATCTTTAGATACTGCTGCTGTAATGTATCCATCCTCTTCATCGAAGATAGACGAAGCACCTGACCCACCATACTCCACAAGGTCAATGACCTGCACTGCCTTGAGGCGAAGCGATACACCTACCTGCTTGGTAGACTGCATCACGTATGGGATAGGCTCGACTGCAATGTTGACCAGCGAACCATTACCTACCAGTGTGTTACCCTGCATTGGGGTACGCTTGGCATCAACAACCATTGGCTGTTGGGTGTAGGTCTGACCATCACGTGACTTGATACGTGACTTCATCTTGGCCTTGAACAACAGGTTTCCAGTTGGGTTGCCGTTGTCGTCAGTCTCTGCCTCGTATGACTTACGTGTGGACAGGACAGTCTTGAGTTTTGGATTGTCCTTGACAGCTTCGGCAAGCTTGGCTTGCGCCATGTTGTCTAGCTGTTCACACACTTCTGCTGCTTGCTCTTCAGGCATAGTTACTTGAATTGAATACTCACCTTCTGGTACGAAACGGTAGTCAGCTTCAAATACTTTTGCCCACTTTGCATTGCCTTTAATCTTCAGCATATTTTGTAACTCCTGTTATGCTAGTTGTAGTTGGCTAGGTTGTAACTTTAGAAATCACGCAAAGAAATATTGTGATTCTAATATGTCACGCAAATTTAATTCACCCCTAGCTGGTGGCATTGGTATATCTTCAGTACCAAGTACCCTTATAGCATGTTGCCTCAACTCAGTCAAGACATCATGTTGCTCATACATCTCAACAAACTCTTCACGCAATACCTCAGACAAGAGGGGCATCATTGGACTGTGTGTACCATAGCTGTCATGCACCATGGCAAAGTCCTGTATGCCTAGCTTGTTAGCCTTGTTGATTGTCTTAGTCATAGCTGCTGCATCCAGACTGTGGATAAAGTTGGGGCTACTGCCCAGCCCTGTCCTCTGCCTGTTCACAGAGTTTGGTTTATCTCTGGGAAAGGATAGCGATACTATCTCCCCATTGATGTGTGTCTTGATTCTCTTTTGTTGCACCTCACTATATTGTTGTAACACAATCCATCCTGTAGGTGTGACCCACTCCATGTGCTTGCCCATGCTGGCATACACATCAGCCACGTCCTTGATGTAGTCCATAACCTTACGAGCAGATACAATCACCTCACTGATTGAATCCCACACATGTCTAGACAGATACGATGACGCATCAAACAAGTCATCACCGAAAGGATTGTCCCCACCACTGTCTATCTTTTCTCGCATAGCTTCCTCTATGTAGGCACGACAGGCGTGACGTGTACCTGAGTACGGGACTATCATTACTGGACGCTTGGCAAGCTTCCTGTCTATGCCAAAGGCCAAGCATTTACGTGCCAGTTCTGTCTCATCCTGTTGTACACGTGCGATAGTCTTGTCTGCCACCTGTGTGTAGATGTCTTGGGGTAGGTCTGATGGCACAAGGTTAGTAGCTACACCACCATGCCTGTCCCTGAGTATGGCAGAGAGGTGTTGCAGTCCATTGCATGACCCATCTGCTGATACAGGTAGTCGTGTCTCGTACCCCCATCCCTGCTTCATCAGGCCTGACATCTCGTAGCACCAAGCTAGGAACTGGAATGGCTTGTCAGCTTCACGCCACACACCACACTCGTATGGGTTGGACACGACACGATGCGCCCACATCTCTGCGTATTCCCAAGCCCATGTCTCACGCTGGTCTAGAGTTACCTTGTCATTGCCATAGAGATTAGCCCCATGAATACACAACCAACGTGCATCATCCCAATTCTTGATGGGCATAGGGTAGCCAAACTCTAGCAGTGCCTTGCTCCAATCAGCAGACTGAGGCGAGAGGAAGGTGCTACTTGCATACTTGCGTGACCTGAAATCATTCTGCCACACGTAGTAGAACCTGTCGTACTGTGCAAACTGTTCTGCAATCTGCAAGGTTCTCTCTACTTGTATGCGCTTGCTCACACTTCGGTTGTTAAGGGAGTAGATGTGGTTCCTCTGTCGTGACCATGCACGGAACAACTCCCTCTCACTCTCAGTCAACTCCTTGGGGTCTCTGTCGAAGGGGTACTCTGGTAGTGGTACATCATCCCTTGCTGGCAGCTTGCCCCATTCCTGTCCGTTGTCCCACAGGGTACGTATTACCTGCAACAACGATTGATTAATACGCCACTCAGTTTGTTGCAAAGAGTTGAGACAAGCATACTCCTGCGACAAGTCCTGCTCTCTTAGTCTGCGTAGGTGTGTCTTCAAACTCATTTGCGCCTCACTATTGGTAGTTCATCTATGTCGTGACCATGATACCCACCACCCTGCACATCTGTCCACTGCTTGGGTGTCACCACACATGGTAGGTAGCGTGGTCTTGATACCTCAATGTACTCATTGAAAGCCTGTATAAATTCTAGCGTACCCTCTGTAGGTACAACGTAGGTGGCTCTGCGTTTACGCTCAGTCTGTTGTGTGTCCAGCTTGATGATACCTGTACACTGTATGATTAGGTCAACCATCTTGAAGCCTACATGCACACGCTCTGACTTGAGCCATGTTGATTCTTCGTAGCCATCCTTGTTCATCTTGTGTGTCAGGCCATAGCGTCTAGCACCATAGGCTTTCTTCATAGCTTCTTTGATTGTGTTACGAGCTACGTTACCTTCGGCATGTATCCACCTGTCCAGCCTGTCTTGCATCTCTATGTTAGTACCAATGGTACGAGCTACATACAGCAGTGTATTCTTTCTGCTGATGCTGTCAACCATGGACACCACACTCAGGTATGCTACCTGCTCTGCATCCATCTCGTTGATACGCTTCCACGCTATGTCACGTGATGGGTTGCTTGGGTTAGCTAGGTACTCTCTCACACCCTCTGCTACATCGCCCACAATACGTGCTACAATGGCTCTACCGTGTGGCATGTGTGTCTCCCTGCCTGATTCGATAGCCCTGTCTCTGGCTTTCCTGAAGCGTTGTATGCCACCTGTCAGCATGTCTGCTTCTAACTCAAGCTGGTGTTCAAATAGGTCTTTGTTTGTTTCTAAAGTTACAACCAAGATAAGACCCCCTTTAACTATATACTTAAACTACGGCTATCATACCTGCCATACCAATGACCAGTACACCAGCCAACATCACTACAAACTGTACACCTGTTACTGCTTCGTAGTCACCTAACATACCAACCACTGCTACAGCCAGCATACATGTTATCCATACTAGTAGTATTGCATCCATCAATACTCTCCATAGTTTTCTAACATCCACTTTTGAAATGGTGTCTCATTGATTACTGCTGGTTCTTCTGCCCACTGCATCTGACATTCAGGGCAGTAGTACTCAATCATTCCATCCACTGCGTACAAGGCTTCAGCCTCACCACTACAGTGCATACAGTTTTTGTATCCCATGCTCATTGCTCTGTCCCTTCTTTGGTACGCATCAATTCCCCCTGCACATATCCCATCTTAAACTTGATATGATACTGAGCTTGCTTGTTCTTATCATACTTGTTATCGTAAGTCAACCCATGATAGCCATTGTGATAGCCCATAACGTAGGCATCATCATATGTGTTACGCTTCTGTTGCATGGTTTGTCTCCTTCTTGTCTGCATTACTGCCTTATGTATTGGTGTCACCCACATCTTAAAACTTTGGTGTAAACTCTACACCATCCTCATGTTGTTGCTTCAATCTGCGTAGCTCCTGTCTCATGACAGCTACGTCCTGCCCTTCCCACTCTGCATCCTGTATCTTGACCTGTAACTCTGTCAATTTTTTGACAGTAGATACTAGCCTGTCATCAGTATACACGTCCTTACAGTATGTATCAATCAGCATCATCATCCCCAAACAATTCTTCTGGATAGTTTTTATAGTCCATCAGCCCTGCATTGTAAAGCTTTACATACAGACTGGCTAAGTAGTTTATCCTATCTTCCTCTTTGGGTATCATGTAGTAGTCAAACTCTGCCGCTAGGTATGCCTTGTCTTTCATGTCTTATTCCTCTGTGTTACAGGGTGTCTGCCTAATGTATAGCTATGGCGGCAGTTGGTCTTCCAATTATTCTGTGTACCATCCCAATCACATTCGTAGGCTGTACTGATAAGCTCGTTACTGTCCTCATCATGCCATATGTTTATGTCAAACATTCTGTCACCAACCTGCAAACCATACCACATATCACCATCACCCCATGTCTGGTAGTCAGGTAGACATTCATCAGTATAATACTGCACTAGTTCTTGACGCTCATTGTCTGATAGTACTAGGTCAAACCCACTGTCGTAATTGTCAGTCATCAGTCCTCTCCACACAATAGCACTGCTGGTTTACATGGTCTAGCCCTCGCTCAGTTGATGCCATGTGGCACTCACTCAGTCTGTCATGTGTTGACCATATCTCTAGCTGTACTGATTCGGTTGCTATCGTACCCATACAGGCAAGCACCCATGTTCCAATCATACTAGTCATCTGCTCTATCCTCAGGCCAGTCATCGTTATCTACAACAAGGTTTAGCATGGGTTGGTTGTCGTTGTCAATGTCTAAATCTAACAACACCTCATACTGGTTTTCCCATATGCTGAAGTCACCACTGTATGCCTCACATATTAGGTCAAACAATTCTTGCACGTCATACACCTCTATGACCTCGACAATGTGGTAGCTCTTGTCGTTCTGATTGTAACGCATCAACGCTACCTCATGCCTGACCTCACCATCCTCTATAGACTGTGCTATAGACAGCTTGTGTTTGTTATCTATGTCTAGTTGTAAGGTTCTATTCATGCGACTGTCTCCTATATCAGTCTAAGTTGCTTGGGTTCTTCGTAAATTTTCTCCACATTTTTGTGCATGACGTCTGCAAACTCTATGTCACAGAAGTTACCACAGTCAGGCATGATTATCTTCTGCTCTCGCCCTGCTTGTGGGTCTAGTTCATCTAGGAATGTAGACTTGAGGCATGACCTACCTAGTTCACGCTCTGCCTTTGCCATCTCTGCATACACATCAGGAAAGTCTTTGCGTATCTTATTCCAATACCCCATGCCACCCTTGACACATCCGATACAGTTGTTGTTGCCATACCCCAACTCGTACATCTTAGGCCGCTTGATACCCTGCTTCTCTAGATAGTACAAGCACTCAGGCTTGGTCATCTTGTGTTCAATCAATGGGAACAGAGGCAGTGCGGTTGGGTACTGCTCACTAAACCTGATAGCCCTGTTGATTTCTTTTTTGCTGTATTCAAAACCAAACACCTGCCCTGTGTAATCTAATTCTTTTTCCAGTTTCATACGCACTCGCTTCTTGAGTACAAGCGTACACCTTGCACCACCTGCACCGTTGATGTACTTGTCTTTGCGTATCACATCGAACTGATTGTTATACTTATCTGCCTTGTGTGTAACAATCTCTCTGCCATACCACTGCTCACACTCTGCCTTGAACCGTGCGTTATCTTCATGTGCTGTGTCAATGTGAAAGTATACAGGCAACACATTGTCAATACCATACTCATCTATCGCAAGCTTAGTAGCTACTGCACTAGTCACACCTGCTGACCACCACGCTATAATCATAACATCACCTCTATTAGTATTGTCTCAGGCTTTTGTCCTGCTCTGCCTACAGTGAACTGTAACTCACCCTTTGTCAATAGGTATTTTACCGACTGTCCAAAGTCATAGTCCTTGTGTGTCAGCCCTAAGTATGCGGCACCATTGTTGATAGCATCCTCTGCTGACTTGAGTTTGTCCAGTACTAGTGGTTTCTTCCTGCCTTGCAGTAGCTGTAGCTTATACATTCTAGTCCATCCTTGTTACAAAGTGAGTGTCATTGTGTGGTATTGCTACCATACCATACCGATAAAAGTATACTGTCCCCTTGTGCGTCTGCATCTTGCCTACATATGGCATGTCAGGGTCTTCCTCATACTCACTGCTATATGTGCCATCCTCTGCCACAGTACCATTAAACTTGTGCATTGGGTAGCCATAACGCCCCTCTAAATATTCTTTTATGTCGTCTTCCTGAAACAACACAGCCTCAGTCACCCAATGAGGCAGTATGCCTAACGATTCAACAAGGTGTTCTGTTGGTGCATCATAGTCTTTGTTGTTGATTACTAGTGTCATATCCTAATCCTTAAATGCTTGGTTAATCATGTCGGCATATGCCAACCCTGCTAGTCCTAGTGCTATGCCAATAAGCAATACCACGATTATCAATGCTAAGTCAATGATAAACATTCTTACCCCTATCCTATGTTGTGAATCCTACGCCATGCTACCCATGTGATAGCTTGCATCTCATATGCTTTGATACCACACTGTTTAGCCGCATGTCTATATAAATCTTGCAACATGGCATATTCTTTTTTGCCAATGTTAGTCTTATCATCTGTCAAGCCTACTCGCTCACCATACGCAATGTTTCTGGCATGCCCATCAATGGTGCAAGTGTCCTCGCCCATGATATTCTCATAGAAGCATACTATCTTTTGCCCATTGAGTATAGCCTTGGTCTCACCATAGTCAGGCATAGCTTCAAGTATGCTCCACGCCTTGGCTCTCATTGTATGGTATGTACTCACCTTTACCGATTCGATATGGTCTCCACGCATAAACGCACCTATCAAGTCATCAGCATTGGTCACGTTTCTATCCCACTTGTTGTTAGGTGATAGTGCCGCCACAACACCCACTGCTATGTGCAATGATATATCGTGCTTGTCTGCTATCTTTTGGCACTCGCACTTGGCTACATGATACCATGTCATGCCATGCTTCACTTCATCTGGGTTGGCAAGTTTATATATTGCCAAGATATTTGCTACTGTCATTGGTTTCACTCCTAGCTATTACAAGGTACAACAATGTCAGGGAGAAATACACTGTTGTCCCCTATATGTCAAGCCTTGGCGAATCTGCCAAAAGCATCACGTGCTTTAACTGCAAGATAGCCTTGGTTACTGGAAAATGTACCCACTGGCTTGCCATACTTGGCAGTCTTGCGGCGGAATTGTATTTGCTTGCGTGATACGATTGTGATTGATTTTTGCATTGCATCTACTCCTATTGCTTGCAATATAGGCGCACTATTGCACCTTGTAATAGCTAGAGGCTTTGAGTTGTCAGCCCTCTACCCCTAGCTTGGCCCTCTCCGCCTAGCAGATACCCAGTGTATCGCTGTTTATCCCGTAGTCACTCTTTGAGTGTGTAGCCCTACTACATCGCCCTGAGGATAGGCAGGTATATTTTAGGCTCCCTTAACTCTTTTGACACTATCCCTAGTGCGGTTCCTATCTGCCATGTTGTGGAATATGCCACTAAGCAGGTTCTGTTTATTATCAGCCCATCGGCTGGCAAGCTTTAGGTGCTTCGTAACCTTTAGTCTCTTTAGTCTAGTTCTATTCGTATTCGTTAGTCAAGTCTTTTTTATTCTATTATCGGACTATGCTGGCTAGCCACCTTTGCACCTTGTCACCTTGTATCATCTACCAAGTAGTTTGTCGCTAGTGATTCGGTTTGTCTTCATCCGATAAATAGATAATGGCATAGGTAGAAAATAAACACAACAAAAAAATGCACAATTTTTGAAAAAAGTTTTTATACCTTATAAATATATATAGGCATGTTCTGGTTATGTTCTAGTTTGTTTGACATGTTTGAGAACATAACAAGAACAGATAGAGAGAGACAGAGACATGTCAAAATTCTGACACATGTCAAGCAATGTTAAACATGTTTTGCGTCAAATTAATGACACTGTTGTCAAATGTTTGACATTGACAAGCATTGTTTGACGTGTTATAATTATAAGGTATGCGGGGGTATCGCGCATCTACTAATATTATATACCCCCTCAGATTTTTCTGTCATTTTTCTGACAGTCAAGTTTGTACAGCATCCTTAATCGTACATACAAAGTCTATTGACTTCCAGTGACCATCAGGTGGATACTCTTCATGTACTATCTTCATCTCAATACAGGCTGCTTGTGTATCAAACCATTGTACATCCTGTGTCAAACAACTGACATCAGAACACACAGTAAGCAGTAAAGTCCAGATAACTTCCATAATCTTGCCTTAATCTTTGAGCCGAAGCATAAGTAAAAAGACCCCCTACTTAAAGCTATAGTTAAAGGGGGTCTTGTCTAGGTTGTAACTTTAGATTTGAATCCACCCATCCTGACGACTATCTTTCTGTCCCATGTTAAGGTGTCCCATGAACTTTTCTAGTTCATTATCAAGTAGTTCTTCTTTTCTTGTTCGTATTTCTGTATCTGCATCAGCAGCCATCTGCTCTGTCCAGTACTGCACTGCCATAGCAAGAACGTCAAGTCTATCGTCATGTGCTAATGCTCCACGTTGTTTAGTAATCCTAGTCATCTGATAGGTAAGCATGTACTTAATACCCTTTTCAGGGGGCATGTTCTGTACACTGTCATAGTCCTTTTGTACTACCTTAGGGTCTATAACTAACCTATGCTGGTTCATAACAGGCTCTAACGTGTCAATAATACGATGTTCCTTCTGTGTATTGTGCCTTACCTCTTCCAGAGTTACTGGATAAGTCTTCAACATGTAAGGCTTGAGTAGCTCAGTGAACATCCCGTCACCAAAGTTACTCTCAATCAGCACAGTGTTTACTTGATGTATCTTAGCCAAGTCTGTCAGATGCTGTAGCGTTGTATCGGAGTAACCACCCTCAACACCACCACAGTCCACAACATACAAGAAACCATTTAACATCTTCACAATCGAGTAAGCAGTCTCGTCACTACCTCTACCTGATGGGTCAATAGCCATCACTGAGCCTGTATATGCAGCCCTGCCTACTGTATCTTCTGGCGCATAGAACTTATCGCCACTTAAACCCACATTAGGAATGTCTGACATGGGCTTCATGATACCATACACCATCTTTTCAGGTGCAGAATCTTTATCACATGAGTATACAATCAAGTCACTTAGTTTAAGCGGATATTTGTTTGCATCACTGAGGCTAGTATCCAGCATAAATTGCAAAGCAAAACCGCTTCTACCATAACTTAGTTCTCTTTCTAACAAATCTGTGTCGTCAAATCGTTTATCGTCCGTAGGAAGCCCGTACACGGCCTCTAGCTTCTCCTGTAGGGTTTCATACAGGAAAGGTGCTAACCTGCCGCCATAGGCCTTCTCTGCTCGTTCTAGGGTAGGATACCGTGCAGGCCATACCCTCATGTGGTATCCACGGCTAAGAAGTACGTTATACAAGCTCATCTCGTTTTGAGGCGTACCTAGATAGATAATCTTACCCTCAGGCTTGAGAACAGCGTCAAATTCCTTAACAGTCTCTGACAACTTCTCACGCATCATGTGTGTCATAGAGTTGTTGGGTACTTCTACGTCATCAGCAATGATGATGTCAGCACGACTACCTGTAAGCTGTCCAGTAACACCCACACTCTTTACAGAGGGGCTACCAGATGCTTTAGCTGGTGCGACATCAAACGCTATCTTAGACCATCTCTGCCCTTCTTTAGCCACTAGATGCTGGCATATGGGCAGTTCCATAATAATACGCTGTGTAAACGTGGAGAAGTCATCAGCACGTGCCTTAGACGCTGACACAACCATAAACTTTAGCTGTGGGTCTAGCAGTAGCTGGTGAACCACGTAGGCAGCAGTGATATAAGACTTACCTACACCACGAAAGGCTTCGATAATACAACGCTTGGGACTATGTTGCAGGTAGTTCGCAATGTCGTACTGTACTGGTGTAGGCTCTGGTAGTCCAAGATGCTGCCATACTAGGTATGTAAAGTTCCTAAAGTCTCTCAGAGCCTCAGGGACGGCTTGTTGCTGCTTCATGGTGGGTATATACCTCTCAAGGCTCTAAGGCCTGTCAGTGAGCTTCTATGAGCGATTAACGGCCTATTTGGTTTGTACATACATAGCAGAGTAGCTTAATACCCTCAAATAGTTTAGGTATGTACTGCACATTCTTACAGTGCTTGCAAACGTGTTTAGTCATCATATATCACTTCAATTTCGTGTATAGTATTATTATTTACTTTGGCCCACACAGCATTAAGGGGTGCTACACTAAATTCAAATGTAGCACCTAAATCACCTGTTTGTTGAGAACCTTTTAATTTAAGACCTGTTGTGGGTGGTGTATCGTTGTCACTAAACCCCACAGTAATGGAGTGTGCATCGTGGTCATTTTGTATACACAAGTACATACGAGTGACGTTATCATCTAGTACCTTTACCCACGATTGGTCAGCAGGTAAATTTACTACTTTTGCTGTTAAACTGGCGTTATGTCCTCTCATTGTATACTTTCTGCCACCTCAAAGGGTAGGTCTTTTAATAGGTTGTCCATAGGACTTTCTGC